CGTCTTTACCTTCCCATTTCCAACTAACACAAATGATAGCACGTTCTTTAATAATGTCATCAGGTTGAATTGTTAGATTGTAACCACTACGCCAAAAGATACCGATATTAAATGATGTTTCGATGTCAAAGAATAATCTTTTTCTTGTCATTCTGTATAATTAAAAAAGCCTCATTAGAGGCTTGTGGTTACTTGAATACTTTAACGGCTTCCAATCTATTAAGCCATCCTTTCTTCCATTTAGCGTTCTTTCCTACTGCAATTCGATTGTAAAAACCAGCTCTGACTTTAATCATTTCATCGAATAATAGACCCAAATCCACAGCGTTAATTGCTTTAATTGTTTGACCTCCTATCTCACCATCAACTGTAATTGATTGACCTAGATTAACCAACGATTGCTGTAATTGTTTAGCACCAATACCAGCACCACTCATCCACGAAAACTCGGTAGTAAGTACTGCGATATTAAAAGGTAAATTGTCACCGCTTATCTTATCCCAAAAACGTGTTTTGAATATCTTAAACCACATCTCTGAAGGCATAGAGTAGAACTCTTTATCCTTAGTTGTTCCGAACGTATTTGTCCAAGTACGGTAGGTTATACCATGTGACGTGTGATATTTAACACCTTTATATGGTGTAGGGCAGAAATAACTAGAAGCACTATCTTCGATTGACTTGCCATATTTACCCTCCCAACGTGCAACAAATTCAAGGTACTTGTCTAAGTTTTTGTTTATTGTCATATCTTTTTCAATTGTCTAATTAATAAATAAACCACTAATAACGCACCGAATAGGAAGATGGCCAAACTTAACCAATTACGTGAGTTAGATTTGTCCACCCTGGCTTGTTCCTTTATCGTTGTCGTGTGTAGCTTAATTGTATCTCTGTGTATTTTGTACTCTGTTCTGATTTCAAGTCGTGTTTTAGGTACAACACGATCATTCACCACGTACACGCTATCTCGATTGAAGTAATGGAAATACATTGTATCTCGAATCTCGTCGTAGATAAGAACAGAATCAACTACTTTAACAGTGTCGATTTGACCACATATACCGCCCTTGTTTTGGTATTTGGTAAGATGGTATGTAGCTGAACACCCAACCGACATAAACAAGAACATCCAACTGATTACCACAGCGAAGATGAATGCGGATAATTGAGGGTAGTTAATTTTCATCTTCTGCAAAGAAATTGGTTAGGAATTTACCAACTACACCAAATCCAAATATGGTTACTGCTAACCATGCATGACCTGAAAGTGTGGAAGGAATAGCCATTAACGAAACACCTAGTAAAGCATCTCCTAATTTACGCATCTTCTTTGGCGTTGGCTTGTAGTAGTTTTTTAATCGTAGCATATCAATCGTTGTTTATCGGGCAGTATCGCGCATGTTTCAATCGTTGGCGTATCAACGTTACGTTTACTCAATTGGCGCGGTCTTAAGTCCTCGATTTGGTCTGTATAGCAATCAGTTAACAACTCCTGCACTTGCTTAACATCTTCACGTGTAGATTCCAAGTCTGAACGGGTCAAAAATAGGACGTAAAACATAAACGGAACTACTCCGAATTTAACAGTTAGGTCTAGTATGCGGTCTGGTGTCATGCTTTATATTTTTCTAATTCCAAAGATACCCAATTTTCAATATCTGCGTCTTCCCAAGTGTCGGAATATGTGAATCCACTTAACGAAATGCCAAATTTAGCGGAATCAGTTGATAGTAGAATCGAAACACTACACGTCTTTTCTTGTAGATTGTCAGTTACATTCACGACCTCAATAGTCGGGTCGGTTATTTCTGTTTTGAATTGCTCGAATTTTAGTGTCATGATAATACATTTAAAAGTGATAAAGAGAAGGTGCGTACGGTGTAAGTATTTACACTACTTGTTTTTGCTGGTGCTGTTATTGAACCGTTAGATATAACGCCTAGTGCATTTGCGCTATTGTTTGTTGTTGTTGTTGAACACCAAGCGTTTCCAGATATGTTTAAAGGGCTATAATTAAAAATATTACCACCTGATTCATATCTTGCAAAAATTAGAATTTCTTTAACGTTTGGTAACCTACAACCAGAATATCCACTATGTATACCAAGAGAGTTATCAATAGCATTATTCCAAGTCAAAGAACCTAAAGATGTTCTATAAATACCTAATAAAGTCGCTCCATTCCAAGTCGACCAATCAAGTACCCAGTTATTAGCATAAGTCGAACCGCCCAACGTATCTGTGAATCTCGCTGTCGTTGTGTTTAGAGTTGCTGTTCCGTCGTTGTGTAGTGGTGCTACATCAAGCGTATGAAAGTCAGTTGCTCTACCAGCTTCTAAATCCCCATCGTCGCCCGTTCTGTATGAAGTTGTTTGCCCTGTTTTCATCAAAGTAGCTGTACTTCGTGTAACCGCTACGGGTGCATCTGGCAACACTATCTGTAAATCAGTTCCTACAAGCGTAACCGAATCAGGCGTAACCACACCACCTGAATCTGACAACTGCACATCCACAACCGAACCAGCTACAACCGTGCCTTCGATTGTTCCGTTTACTTCTAGGGTGGTGTTGGGTATTACAATCGTTGCATGGTTACCCATATCAGTAACACTAACAGGCGTTACAGTTCCGTTCGATTCATCACGTAATCTGACATCTAAAGGTTCGGTGGCGTGGATATCAAACTCCAAAACACCATTTACCGAGATATCATTATTCTCTACAATATATTGTGTGTTTGAGCCACTTAACAAAACGAGATTGGTTATCGTGCCATCGTTCTCTTTCTTGATGTGTAGCAATGCATCTGGAGCAATAATATCTTCACTCCCTTCTGCTAGTATTGGCGTGGTGCTTATTACTGTTCCTAGCGTATCTTTAAGTATAGCGGTGCTGTCCGAGATAGGTTGTGTTAACGTGCCTCCGCTCGCAATGCTACCTGTATAAAGTATGTTGTTATCTGTATCTGTAATTGAGTAGGTTGAATCTTCGCAAGTTGGTGTAGGTGTTGGCGAGATAGGATTCATTGGTATAGCACAAACGCTGTAACCTTCCACCTCGAAAGTAATAGTCATTACCCAGCCAGCTACATAGTCAAGGTCGAAGTTATTCAACGGCGTCATTGTCGGGTCAGCTATAACATCAACACTTAAATCTGAACCATCCTTAAAATAAAGATAAAGGTCTTTCAATATCAAATGACAATCAGAAACGATTGTGTTTAAATTACCTCTATTCTTTTGGATGATGTCAACACAATAGATATCTAAAGTAAACTGATTAAGTTCTAATGTTTCACTATCTGAAGTTGGCACAATAAAAACAATAGGGTACTTCTCATCCATTGTAGAGAAGTTCGGCATCTGCTCTTTAAACTCCCCTTTGTACTTCTTTATCTGAAGATGAGCATTACAAAATGCTTCAATCTTATTTAGTAGGCTTATGTAGCTTGTCATAATGCTGACGCTTTTTGTATGTTTTTAATCTTATTTTGTGTTACTGTTAATTCCGTTTCTGAAACAACCGCCTTAACTGTTATACTTTGGTTCGATTCTACTGAGTTTGATGCGCTTAAATTATTAGCGTTGTTGTTTTGACCGAATAGATTAGCAGAAGGAGTTGCTGGATTAGAAGTTGAACTACCTCCACCCATTCCAACTTTTGAAACACTTCCGCTTTTATCTCCAAACTTTTGAGATGAAATCTTCTTAATGTTAGCCACACCCATAGCCACAGTAGCACCCGCTTGAATCGCCCCTATGATTTGTCCTAGTGGTGCTGGATAAGTTGATACAGCTTGAGTAAATGCACCTACAGCACCCTTGTAAGTATCCATTGTAGCTTGAGCAATGTTAGCAGCTTTCTGAATGTCAAATGCTTTCTTTGCGCTAGATTCAGAATCTCCAGCAAATGCTTCAGCCAAAGAACTCATCCCTTTAAACATAGCATCGGCAGCACCTAAAGTACCATCAAATGATTTTTGAAAGTTCTCGCTAAATGCAAATCGTAACTTGTCCATATTGGAAAAGCCTTCAGCAGTTACAGCTACAATAGCATCCATTTGGTCTTCTACAACGTCGGGAGCTGGTAGGATTGAATCATCTACAGCTTCTTTTTTAGGGAAATACTTTGCATCAATATCGGCTCTTGCTTTCTGTTCCTCTATTGCGTATAGTTCAAGCAGTCTTTTCTTTTCGTCTGAAGTTAGTTTTTCATTCTTTGCTAAATCCTGTCTGATTCTATTGTAACGCTCGTCAACGGTTTGAATCTCCTTAACAACACCTTCCTCTATTAAAGATATTTCTAAGTCCTTAATTTGTCTTAAAATAGCTAATCTATCAGCTTGATAAGTTTTAGCTGATTCCGCTCTTTTCTTGTAAGATTCGGTGTCAGCCTTCTCTATTTCCTCGTTCTTCTTTTTGTTATCAGCTTTCTCTTGAGCGTTAATTACCTTAATCTCATTACGTGCGTTCTGAGCAGTTTCACGTAGTCCTTTAGCCTTTTCCTTTAGCTTCTTTATCTCTTCCTTATCAGCATCGCCTGTGAGCTTCATTTGCTCAATTTGCTCAAGCGTTGATTGATACCTTGTCTTTGCTGTTGATAATATTGCCTCTTGCTTTTTGCGCTCTATATCTGTAGTGTTCTTTCCATCAATTTGCGTAAGTCTTATCTGAAGGTCATATTGCTTAGTTACTCCAGCGATTTGTTCTTCACGTTTCTTGTCTACCTTCTCAAGTGCATCAACTTGTTTTTGTGCGGCTTCCTCTGCTGCAAATGAAGTAAGTCCTAACCAATCCAGGAAGTCCTTAATAGAATCTACAACCCCATTAATTATATCCATTAAGAATTTAAACGCACTTGATACAGCGTTTAGGATAGGCTTTAATAAACCGAACTTATTTAGTAATGCACCGATAGCCACGATAATAGCCGTAACAACTCCAGCAATTAAGAAGATAGGATTTGTTAATAGCGTTGAACCTAGCGACATGAATCCTTTGCCCAAGTTACCAACAACACCTCCAAGCCCTTTTAATTGCGTGGCTATCTGCTCTCCGTTGATTCCTTTAGCTGCTACTGCAAAAGACTTAGCTGATTCACTTGCACCCTCGAAGTCTAAAGACATCAACTGTGAAGTCATCAAACCTAGAGCATTATTAGTTTGCTCAAATGGTGAACCTGAAGCAAATATAGCTACCTTCTCATTAGCATCTTTTAGCCTATCTGAAAGTAAACCAGCTTTGGAAGCAAGTTCAGCCATTTGTGTAGGGTCGGTAGCGTTTGCTAGTTCTCCCTTTAAGGCTTTTAACTCCGAACGGATTTGACTAATCCCTTTTAATTCTATATTTATTGAAGCATCTGCCATTAAATAACCATCATAGTGTTATCATAATCATTACCCGTACAATCGTTGACAGGCTTAATGTCTGAATCCTTATTCAATGCGCTAGTGAAGTTAGGATATAAGTCTTTATTCTCTAATAAGAAACTAATCAAACGCTTTTCGTAGAACGCTGCCATCTGTCCATAATGATCCATTACAAAAGCTACCTCACTTTGACTAACATTCTGAGAGTAATCCCCAAACTGAACTTGAATACCTTTGTTTTTAAGTTGGTAAGATAGTCCAAACGCTGCCTGCTCTGCTGCTCTCCATGCTACAACAGGCTGAATCTTCTCAACTAAAGCAGTTTCATCATTCGATAAAGTTTGAGCGTTGTATTCAGTAAGTAGATACTCATAGAAGTAACTTCCACAAATAGACTGAACACGCATGTCTGAAGCGGGCTTGATATAAGGAACAACATCGTTAACATCGACATTCTTTGTTATCGGTGTATTATTCTTAAGGTAGTTCTCGGTTATAAAATAAATCATTCTTCCTCTCTTTTAGTTTGAGTAGCTTCCACGATTTGGTCACCTATGATTCTGTATTCTTGGCAAACATATTGTGCTTTGATTCCAGCTATATCTAACAAGTCGTTAAAGATTTCTTCAATGTCATTTCGTAGCGGAATGATTGAATTTTTCTCAAACGTTTGGTAAGACTGTTCAAGTTCCATTCCGCTACCAAGTTTACCACTCACACGAATACCCATAATTAAAGGGTCTATTTGATGCGCTTGACATATCTTTTCATCTATTCGACCATCAGTTTGTATAAATAATTGGTCGTTTGAATTAGTTGGTACGGTTACAAGTTCGGGTAGTTGCTCTTTATTATTTGCAAAGAACGCTACCGCTTTACCAGCATTTTCAGCACCCTTCATTTTATTAATGGTCTGCTTTACAAGTTCCATTTCCTCAGGTGACTGTGGTTTTTTAGGGAACATCATTGCAAACGAAGGGAATACAGAATTTTGAATATTAGACTTATGTAGATAAGACATCTCACCATCCAAATAAATCCAATTTAATGCACTTGTATAAGGCTCTAAAGGGTAATAGTCTTGTCCTAATGCGTTACGCTCCCAAACGTAAAGAAACTCACCATCTTTACATTCTCTATTGTAAACTTTGATAAACTTGATATTTTGAGAATACTGCCAATCGTCGTTAATCGAATAAGTAGTTTTAGATTTATCTACCCTTACTTTCTCTGCTCCGATTCTTGTAACGTCTATTACATTACCGTTCTTTAGTTTGATAATGAAGTAAACTCTTCCATGTACTACCACGTCAAGAGCAACAGGTTTTTGATTCTTATTAAATTTAAAACGTCTTTCAAATGCATACAAGTCAACTTTTTCTCTAGCTGTTAAACCATCTGATAGTAATTCGTAACCTCCACCCGTTGCGCTATTAACTTTAAACGTACATATTGCTGAATGTAAAGGCGAAACGTAATACATTTGGTTTAAGTACTGACTGTAAAGATTGTCAACTCCAAAGGGAATATACCCCATTGATTGATATTTATCACTCACGAACGGTAAAGACAAGTTGCCTTGTGGTACTTTTAGGAATGGAGTAGAGAAAGACTGATATCCACCTAAGTCCTCAACTTGTACTGATTCCGTTTTTTTAAATCCAAATAATCCCATTAGTCATATATTGTTTGTGAATCCCCATCTACTACCATTCGCCCCTCTTCAATTTTATCTAGTCCTGTTTCAACTGTGTTTTCGTCTACCGTAATAGGGTCAGGACTTTCATAAACTTCATAGATGTATTGTCCTATTCTAAACGTTGCATCTACGCCCTCTTCAAGTTCAAATAAATTATATCTGTTAGGATAAGACGAAGTATCTACACCAACCCAATACACGGGTGATTGCGTTAAATCTAATTCCCACGTGAACTTAAATAGCCAAACGGGGTTTGATATTGTTGCACTCTCGGTTAGCGTTAGTACGAATGTATTTTCCTCTGACTTTTCGATGTAAATCATACTTTAATAAGTAAGTAAATCAAAAAGTAGTTAATAAAAAAAGGGTAACCGTTAAGCTACCCTTTCCAATCGGAATCGTTTAATTAAGAAATCGGAGTTGTAAGTGCTGCGATAATAGTAGAATCTACTTCGTATGCCAAATGCTCTGATTCAGCTACAAACGTAATTGAATACTTAGAACCATCAGCCTTTGCTTGTCCACTTCCATCAGCTACTGCCGTAAGTTGTGCGTTAGCAAAGTACCAATACTTTCCATTTGCATCCCCAATCACCAAAGCTAAATCTCTTTGACCTTCGCCAAGAATCTTGATTGCTTTAGACTTTGCTCCCTCTCTACGATGGAACATTAAAGTAATTGTTTGCGTATAGAAAGATGAACCGTTTACTAAATCAATAGCAGCTTCTTCCGTGAAGTTACCCGTATTTCTTCTAAACTCAAATTCGACGAACTCATCCACCAACGTACCGAATGAAGTAACCTCCCAAGCAGCAGTATCAACCGCTACTGTTCCAAGATTGTCCATGTCGTTTATAAGGATTGAAGTAATCCCCCCGATGTTTGAATCACAGCCTTTGAGTATTTCTGTTAATGTTGTACAAGCCATGTTTATATTTTTAATAGTTAAAAAAAAGGAGGAGCGTGAACCCCTCCCTTCTCATGAATTAATGTTTAATTAAGATGCAACACACGCACCGTAGAACACAACTTGCTCAGGGTTTGTGATATAGAATCCAACTTTGAAATCTGCTCTCGCTCCAATCTTACGATCTAAAGTAGTTTTAGAGAAGTCAACGATTTGTAAACCGTCGATGTCATTCTCAGCATCCAAAGCGTAGATGAAGTTGTTCTTGTCAGTCAACAACATTGTGTTAGCTGGTAAACCATATTCAACTGTGATAGGAATATCCAAGAAAGTCAAAGACAATGCAGCAGTTGTGTAGTTGATTGTATTAGCTGAAGCAGTCGCAATACGGTAAGCTGTAGCGATGTTCGGAGAAACTTTCAACTCCATTCCTGTAGTATTAACAAGCATCTCATCTGTAGCCAAATTCAATACACTTGCAATCTCGTCGATAACGTTAGAAGATGTTACTGTATCTTGGGCTGCACGGATAACACCTGTCAAACCACAAAGACGCTTCAACCATCCGTCACACTTAGACAAGATAGGGTCAAGTGAATCCGTGTCACCTTGCCACATAATTTTAGCCAACTCTTCGTGAGCTTTAGCAGACATTTGCGCCCAGAAATAAGCCATGAAAGAAGCTACCGTGAAGTCAGAGTTTGAACCCTTCGCCATTTGGTCAGCTAACCAAGACTGCTCCAATTGGTACTGACAAACAGAAGTCTGTACAGACAATGGACATACGTCGATTTCGATAGCTGAAACTGTTGAATCAGTTGGTGTGAAATCACAATCAGCTTCTTGAATTAATTGGTCAAATAGAACGTTTGCGATTTTCGTCTTGTTCTTTACACCTGGCAACACTCGGTAAGAAGATGCTGCTCTTTCCATACCGTAAAGTCTTGAATAGAATTCTACGGGGTTTGCTTGAAGTAGAGCTGTTGAGTCTACTGTCAAATCAAATTTGTACTTTTTAGCCATTTTGCTTTAAGAAATTTACTGCGTTATTAAATTTTTGATGAGCTGATAATTGCATTTCTACTTCTTCAGTAGGCTCAACCTCTACCGATTCAGATAATTCATTTTTAAGGTCAGCGATAACTTGTAGAACCTCAGCGATTTTCTCCTCAATCATAGGAGCAACAATAGCAAGGATAGCTTCAGCATCAGCAGCGGGGTCTACAGCCATCTTGACCTCTTCCTCCTTTACTTCTTCTTTAACTTCCTCAGCCATTTCCTCTTCTACGACTTCAGTTTCTTCAACTGTTTCTTCAGCCATTGCCACTTCCTCAGTTACTTCGATAAGTTCACCATCCTTCATGATGTAAACTTTACCTTCTTCCAATTCAGGCATACTATATTTGTTTATTTGATTACTTAATTTAAGACCTAGAAAGCCTTCAATGCTGAAACCTACTTGACCACTATCAACTAATTTGTTGTAGTAATCGGTATCAGTTATTTGAGCCGTTACCATCAACGTACCTTTTGGCGCATCAATACCAAATGTATTATAAGCCTTGTCTGCTTTAGGTTCGTCTACTAACCACGCTTCAAGAATATAAGCGGGAACAGTTTGTCCAGCATCATGCTCTAAGTTGAATAGGTCTTTATTGTTTAGGTTAGCCATAAAGTCCTTGAAGATTGTATCAATCTCTTGCTCTGTAAACTCAACGTAGTATTCTCCCATGTCCTCATCCCTACGATAAATCTCCATAGGAATCATTGCGGGTGCTGTGATACGGTATTTCTTCTCGTCAGCAAAGTAGGATTTACTATGTGACTTGAACGCTACACCTTTTACAAGAACTGCGGGGTTTGCTGTAAATGCGATTTGGTCAATACCTAACGGTTCAACCCCATCATTATACTCTTCGTCAATAGTTATTTTATACTTAGGGAGCTTCTCCATATAAAAAAATAAGTAACGTATGTATTTTTTAGTTATATTTATTGAAATATTTGTTTATATGATAGAAGTAAAAGGTCATCAAATCCCTAATTTACCAAGTGAGTTAACGGTAGAACAATTCGATAAAATCAATTCAATCACAAAGAACGATGTACTAGATAACATCGAGAAGGAAATGGAGAAGTTAGCATATCTCGGTGTGCCTGATTCCGTATTTGAGGATATGTCCTTCGATGATTTTAAAGACGTTGTTCTAAAATGGAATGATATCCCAGCCGTATCTAAAGAACGTGTGTTTAAAGTTGAGATTGATGGAAGAGAATATGTAGCACCTGAGAATGTACCCGTTAAAGACTTAGGTCTAATCGAGAAAGCATGGAAGGTTAACTCTGATAACTTTAGTGCTGAAGCATTGGCAATTCTATTTAAGCGTTCCGATTTGTCACGGGTTGAACATTACGCATCAGCACATATCAAACATAAGGTTAAGTTGTTTAAGCAACAAAAAGCAGAACTAGCTATGCCACACATTTACGAAGTGCTGAATATTATTACTAAGTCTACTAAAAAGATTGCAGATGAGGCTACCCAAGAGTTGGAAGGAAATAAGGGTTGAACAGTTCATTGAGTTACAAAGTTTAAATGAGGAGAGTTTCGGCTCTCTTTTTTTATACAACTTAGAAGTACTGTCTATTGCCACTGACGAACCGATTGAAGAACTTGAAGAACTAAGCGTTGACGATTTACTAAGCTACATTAGTCAGTTATCATGGCTAAAGAAAGAACCATCTAGACGAATCGAAGCAATAGAGGATTTGAAGTTCAAGCCATTTAGGCATATGAGTTTAGGTGAGTTCATAGATATGGAATATTACTTTGGTCAAAACTACGTTGAACACTTACCAACGATTTGTGGAATATGCTACCGATTAGTTGGTATTAACAATTGGAAGCAAGAAGAGTTCGAACCGTATCAATATAGCCCAAAGGAAAGAGGTGTTAAGTTTTTAGACGTTCCGATTTCAGACGTTTATGGAATCGTTAGGGAATACCTAGAATTTCGAGATGGTGTAATCAAGGCGTATGAGAATCTATTTAATCCTGACATACAAGAAGACGAATCTGAAATGGATGAGGAGGACAAGAAAACTGAAGCGGAGGAGAAGGTTGCTAATAAGTGGAGCTGGGAACGTGTGATATTAGATTTAGCTGGAGGGGATATAACAAAGGTAGACCAAGTTACTGACCTACCTTTAATCATGGCTTTGAATTTTATGAGTATGCGTTACGAATTAAAACTTTAATTCCACGCTACTTTAATATTAGACGCTTTGTAATATTCGCCGTTCCAACTTCCACCCTCGTCACCGAATAGATTGTATTTGATGTTTATACTCAGCTTGTTAACCGCTATCCTTCCAACATCTAAGATAGGATAGTTCTCAATCATCCAAGCTATGTAAGAATCCACGCACTCTTGTTGGAATTGTCTACCTAAAGAACTGTTTAGCGCTTGCTCTGTTATGTTGTACGGTTTGATATATCCTCCGTTCCATAATTCCGCACCCTCATCTAAGAACATGTAGTAATACAAAGCATTGACCGTTACATACAATTGGTTCAAGTCCCCCGTAGCAGATGAGATACGAACTGAATCAAGCATAGAGTATGTATCTAATAACCCTTCCTTACGAATCACTTGCTGTATTGCTTTCTGCAACTTTGCTCTTGTTGCGTATTTGATTTTAAATGTCTTTGCCATTATACTATCTGTGCGTTAAATCCGTAGTCAATAAACTTTTCAACTGAGTAGGTTAATGCAGTATCAATAGATTGAATCTCAGTTTCTAAAATGTTAACTTCAAAAGCATTCGTGTTAACGTTTGTAGTCAACTGATTACCCTGTTGGTATTCACCTTGGTTTAAAAATACACTAGGATAAACCGTTAAAGTTTGCCCGTTAAGACTTGCGTTAAACTCAATCCGCACATAGCAGTTATCTAGTTCGATTTCCGTTCCTTTGATGTAGATTGATTTTCCCAAAACGATAATTTCCTCACCCGTTTCAGGGTCAATAATTATCTTGTCAATTCCTTTACTTAATAAAATTCCCATTAGTCTAATCGTTTATATTTTAAAATTGAGCCTTTCCATGTTCGTGATGTTCTTCCTGCTCCTGCTGCGTTATTTGCGAATCTATATATAAATGTTGCATTTGCTGAAGCTGTAAAAGAGAAATTTATTATTAGAGGAGTCAAATTATCCAAGTTTGTACTTAATACTCCAAAAGATTG